ACCTTTCAGGAACAGTTAATGCAAGTTTAGGTTATTTTTCAAAATCAGGTGGAAATAATATAACCATTAATTCTACAACAGCAAATGCTACATTTTTAAAATTACAAAATAGTGTAAGGGCATATTCTGTAACTACCACTTATGATGGTGCTTTAAGTTTTTATGATAATACTGGAACATCTGAAAGAGCTAGAATAGATACTAGCGGTAATTTCATGGTCGGAAAGACTGCTGCTAATAGTGCAACGCAAGGTGTTGAAGCTAGAGTCTCAGGACAGTTATTTGCAACATCAAATAGTGCAAAAGCAATCTTTCTTAATCGTTTAAACAGTGATGGTGAGATAATAGATTTTAGAAGAGATGGAGTTACTAAAGCCCAAATTGGTATTTTAAGTGCTTCTTCTGGTAATGATGCTTATTTTTCTTCAGGTTCTAGTAGCACTACTGGTGTTGGTTTAAGGTTTATAGATGTAACAACAACCAATGCTATACTTCCATGTAGAGGTGACGGTACTACTTCTGATAATTTAATTGATTTAGGCAGTACTGCTAATAGATTCGATGACATCTACGCTACCAACGGAACTATACAAACTTCTGACAGAAACGAAAAACAAGATATACAAGAATTATCAGATGCAGAGCAAAGAGTAGCTACAGCATGTAAAGGATTAATAAGAAGATATAAGTTTAATAGTGCAGTAGAAGAAAAAGGCGATGATGCTAGATACCACTTTGGTGTTATAGCTCAAGACTTACAAGATGCCTTTACAGCAGAAGGCCTTGATGCAGGTAATTATGGTATGTTTATATCTAGCACCTGGACTGATGATGATGGAAACGATCAAACTAGGCTTGGAGTAAGGTATAATGAACTCCTAGCTTTCATAATTACAACTTTATAGGAGAACAAGATGGCAAATACATACGAATGGGACTGTAAAACAGTTGACGTGTATCCAGAATACGAGGATCACACAGACACAGTTTACAATGTTCATTGGAGATTAAACGCTGAAAGCAGTGAAACACACGAAGTAGATGGAGAGGAAGTACCATACACAGCTAGTGTTTACGGCACTCAATCATTATCATTAGAAGATATTGGTTCTGACTTTATACCTTTTGCAGACTTAACGAATACAATAGTCTCAGGATGGGTTGAAGGTCTAATGGGTGAAGAGGAAGTAGCAAACTTAAAATCTGCTTTAGACTCTAAAATAGCTGAAGAGATTAACCCAACTACTGAAACAAAAACAATAGGCGAGTAGATGGAAACGCTGATTGAGATAATTATCCTTACAGGGGTAATATTGTTTATAATAAATAAAAAGAAACCAGAATGGATTGACTGGATAAAATCCCAAATAAAGAAGTGATAAATTATGGCTGATACTTATACAACTAACTTACAACTCAGAAAACCAGAGGTAGGAAGTTCTACTAATACCTGGGGAACTAAACTTAACGCGGACTTAGACTTGCTAGACGCAGTCTTTTCTGCAAATGGAGCAGGTACGAGTGTTGGTCTACACATAGGAACTGGTAAAAATTTAAAAGTAAATGGCACATTAACAGCAAGTAGTGATGTGTTTTTAAATGGAAATGGCTTACAAAACGCATTAAAGTTTATTGATGCCAATGGTTACTCAGTTGGACTAAAAGCACCAGCAGACTTAAACGATACAAACATAACATTTATATTACCTGACTCTACAAACACATCTGGTGGTACATCTTTAGTTGCTACAAACGTAACCAATAATGTTGTAACTCTAGGATTTGGATCAACTCCAGCAGCAGCAGATAACTACTTTGCAACATCTGGATTATCAAACAAAGACCTAGGAGTTGGCTTACATATTAAGACAGGCGATAGCGGTACTTCATCTGTTTTAAATAGTGCAGATGAATTAGTTATAGAGGGTAGTGCCAATTCAGGAATGACAATATTATCTGGTGCATCTAATACTGGAATGATTAGATTTGGTGACTCAGGTAACTCTAACATTGGTGGTATTACTTATAACCATTCTGCTAATGAAATGGGGTTTATTACTAATGGTACTGGCAGGACGGTTATTGCTAGTGACGGCACTCATTATATAAATACTACTGCTGGAAATTTAAAATCGGCAAATAGTTCTGGATTTGTAACTAAAGGTGGCTCTACTCTTGGTGAAACACAAATTGCTTCTAACACAGGAAATCCTCTAACAATCAATCGTTCAAATGATGACAGTGCAGATAGAATTTTAATTAATTTTTACAGAGCTTCAAATAATATAGGACTTATTGGAGCAACCAATAGCTCTACACATTACAATACAAATAGTGACTATAGATTAAAGGAAAACCAAGTATCCATATCAAATGGTATAGAAAGATTAAAACAATTACAGCCATATAGATTTAATTTTAAAATTGATCCAGATATAACAGTTGATGGCTTCTTTGCACATGAAGTACAAGACATAGTTCCAGAAGCAATTACTGGTGAAAAAGACGCAACAGAAACTTACACAGATGAAAATGGCGATGAACAAACAAGAATTAAACCTCAGTCAATAGACCAAAGCAAACTTGTTCCTCTCTTAGTCGCAGCAGTTCAAGAACTAACAACAAGATTAGAAGCATTGGAGAATTAAATGCCATTAATACAAGTGACTCCTCCACCTGGCATTGTCACTAACGGTACTGATTATGCCAACAAAGGAAGATGGACAGACGGTGACTTAGTACGTTTTGAAAACGGATACCTAAGACCAATCGGTGGATGGACAAAACTCAATACAACTGCTCTTACTGGTACTCCTACTGGCATGTTCTCCTATATAACTAATGGCGGTAAAAAAGTATTAGTAGTTGGAACAAGAGAAACCATTAATGTTTTAATGGATGATACTTGGTATAACATTACTCCATCAAATTTTGTAACAGACGCATCTTTTGATCCTTTAGGATATGGTGCATATCACTATGACGTTGAAGACTATGGTGATGCACGTTCACAATCTGGTTTATTATTTAACACTAACTCTTTTTCTTTTGATAACTTTGGTGAAATATTACTTTTTTGTTGTCCATCAGACGGAAGAATATTTCAATGGAATCCAAACACAGCTAACGTAATAGCACAACCCGTTTCAGGTGCGCCAACTAACTGTGCTGGAGTAATGGTTACAAACGAAAGACATGTTGTAGCTTTAGGCGCAGGCGGTGATCCAAGAAAGATACAATGGTCATCAAGAGAAACATTAACAACATGGACTGCGGCATCAACTAATACTGCTGGTGATTTACAAATACCTACAGGTGGTAGAGTTCTAAGTGCAGTTAAATGGCAAACAGATATTATTATTTTTACTGATACTGGCGTAGCTAGAATGTATTACACAGGTTCTCCTTTTATCTATGGCATACAAGACGCTGGTACTAACTGTAAAGCAATCAGTCCAAGAACAGTTGTAGCTGCTGATTCATTCTTATGTTGGATGGGTGAAAACTCATTCTTTGTATTTGATGGATCAGTTAAAGAAATTAAATGCGAAGTACATGATTTTGTTTATGACAATATAAATAGTCCATATAGAAAAACATCATGCGGTGGACACAACTCTAACTTCAACGAGTTATGGTTTTTCTTTCCCGTTGGCACAGATCAATTAACACCAAACAAATATGTTATCTGGAACTACATAGAAAACGTATGGAGTATTGGTTCTATGGATAGAGGATGTTGGTTAGACCAAGGCGTATTTGATTTTCCAACAGCATGTGATAGCGCTGGTTTTGTTTACGAACACGACAGCACAACATTAAACAACTCAGAGAATATAGGTTCAGCAGTACCTTACGCAACATCAGGCCCTATAGAAATAGGCGTTGGTGATAACTATGTGCAATGCAATCAGATTATTCCAGATGAAGAAGCTGGAACATTACCTGGAGTTGTATTAAGTTTTACAGGAAGATTTACACCACTTGGTGCAGAAACAGATTTTGGTAGCTTTACTTTTGAAACAGATGGTTACACAGATGCAAGATTTAGTGCAAGACAAGTTAAGATGAAAGTAACAGGCGACACAGATCAATTATTTAAAGTTGGTAATATACGACTAGATGTTAAAAAAAGAGGTCGTAGGTAATGGCACGTAAAGCATTAAGAAGACCAGGGCCAGTATTAGATACAAATTATCAAAACTACCTGATTTCTGAAATAGAGTACAGAGATGGGTTAGCGTTTAAAAAAGGTGAAAGAATAGAAGTAGGTGGTGGAGACGCTACTGAACTCGTATTAGTGAGTCCAAATGGAACAAAATATAAACTTAGTATCGCAGACAACGGAACAATCTCAGCAACAGCAACAGTCTAAAAAGCGTTGGGAGATAGAGTTTGATCGCTTAGAGCATCATATTAAACGTGCATTAAAGCATCAAGATATGTATAATTTAAGTGATATTAAAGAAAAAATCCATCAAGGTGAGTTTCATATCTGGGGTGGTAAAAACTCGGTAATGATAACCGAGATTGTAGAATTTCCACGAGTTAAAGTTTTAAATTTATTGTTTTGTGGAGGAGACTACAAAGAGCTAGAAACAATGTTGCCTAGCTTTGAACAATTTGCAAGACATTTTGGATGCAAAAGAATTTATGGTGGAGGCAGAAAAGGCTGGCTTCGCAAAATTAAACATCTTGGCTTTGAACAAGAATATATGGTTAGAAAAGAATTATGAGCAAAGGAAAATCTGTATCAAGTACAAAAACTGATCCTAGACAAATGGCAATCTTTGAAGATGTCTATAATAAGGGCAAGTCAATATTTAACACGCCTTTTACACCATACACAGGAGAAGGCGTTGCTGGATTTACACCAGACCAACTATTCATCCAAGATCAAGCAAGAGGAATGTTTGATGAATCTTTTGGTTTAGATCCAAGAGGTAAATTAAACGAACTAGCATCTCAGAATGCACCAAGTTTATTATCAGCAGACTTAAATGCTTATCAAAATCCTTTTAGAGAACAAGTAATAGATAACACACTTAATGATTTAGATAGAGCAAGACAAATACAATTACAAAGCGATCAAGATGCAGCAATAGGCAGAGGTGCTTTTGGTGGTTCTCGTTCAGCTTTACTAGAAGCAGAAACAAATAGAAACTTTGCAGATAGAGCTGGTGATGCTGTATCAAGATTAAACCTACAAGGTTATGATAGAGCAACTAATTTAGCAGGTCAGGACATTGGCAGAGAAATGCAAAACAGACAGTTCCAATCTAACCTATTCGGCAATCAATTAGCAGATCAATACCAAAACTTTGGTTTATTATCTGGTATTGGTAATCAACAACAATTACTTAACCAATCTGGACTTGATTTTGATTATGGACAATTCATGAGACAACAAGATGATCCATACAAAAGGTTTGGTGCGCTTACAAGCGGTGCTGGTTTTATTCCTAATAATACCAGCCAAACCGATCAATACAAACCTGGGACTGCTGAAAAGATAGGAAGTGCAGCACAAACAATAGGTGCTATTATGGGATTATTTTCTGATGAAAGATTAAAAGATAACATTACTCACATTGGAAAGTCTAAAGGATATAATCTTTACACCTGGACTTGGAATAAGATAGCAAAAGACTTAAATGTTGATAGTCCAACAGTAGGAGTTCTAGCACAAGAAGTAATGGAGAAAAATCCAGATGCAGTAACTAAACATGATAGTGGTTACTACATGGTCAACTACGGAGCTTTGTAATGGCAAATCAATATGACTTTTTAGATTTAATGAAGGCTGGTGGCTACAATCCCTTGGATGGTGGTATCACAACAAATGAAATGCAAGATTTTAGATTACAGGGTTTAATTAATAATTTTAATCAAACAAACGAAAAGATTGACGCATTGAATTTACCACCAATACAAGAAAAAAAATCTTCAAATATATTTCAAAAAATCGGAAGTGCTTTTGGTCAATATGGTATGGATGATCGTATGCCAGCAGATGAATTTTTAAATTTTT